GGGGCAGCTTGTGACCGAAATCAAGCCTCTATCGTATTTGATGTGGCTAAGCAGATGGTTTTGATGAGTAAAGCTCTGGAGAAACGATCCAAAGTCATGGGAGCCACTAAACGTATCATCAATTATTCCAATGCTGGTTTCTATCAAGTGTTATCGGCTGAAACTGGGACCAAGCATGGACTCAATGTATCAGGTTTAGTCTTTGATGAAATTCATGCCCAGCCCAATCGCCATTTATACGATGTCTTAACCAAAGGGAGTGGTGATGCCAGGGAGCAGCCGCTCTTTTTTATTATCACGACAGCAGGAAACGATAAGAACTCTATTTGTTATGAATTGCATACCAAGGCCTTAGATATACTAAAGGGGCGAAAAAAAGATAGTACCTTTTATCCAGTTGTCTATGGCCTTTCAGAAGAAGATGATTGGAACGATGAAGAGAACTGGCTAAAGGCTAATCCCTCGCTTGGTCATACGATTGGGATTGACCGGGTTCGGGAAGCTTATCTGAATGCCTTAGATAACCCAGCAGAAGAAAATGTATTCAAGCAGCTACGACTCAATATCTGGACCAATTCAGCTGTGACTTGGATTCCGGAACATATCTACGATAAAGGAAGACAGCCGATTGATGTTGAGAGTCTCAAAGGCAGAGATTGTTATGCTGGTCTGGATTTATCTTCTACTTCAGATATTACAGCCTTTGTCCTAATCTTCCCACCAAGAAATGAAGCAGAGAACTATCAAGTTCTTCCATCTTTTTGGTTGCCTGAAGAAACCTTGGTTCTTAGATCTAGACGAGACCATGTGCTGTACGATGTCTGGGAAAAGAAAGGCTTTCTTCTTACCACGGAAGGGAATGTTGTTCATTATGGATTTATTGAACGGTACATTGAAGAACTGTCCACTATCTATCATATCAAAGAAATTGCCTATGACCGCTGGAATGCGACACAGATGGTTCAGAACTTAGAAGGCATGGGTTTAACAATGGTTCCATTTGGTCAGGGCTATAAGGACATGAGTCCACCTTCCAAAGAGTACTATAAACTCATGATGGAAGGTAAAATCCAGCATGGAGGTCATCCGGTTTTGAAATGGATGGCCCAAAACGTAGTCATGAGACAGGATCCAGCCGGGAATATCAAGCCTGATAAAGAAAAATCTGTAGAAAAGATTGACGGCGTTGTCGCAACCATTATGGCTTTAGACAGGTGCATTCGACATCAAAAGAATGTCGGTAGTATTTATGATGAGCGGGGAATCATATCCTTTTAAATTAATTAGATTTTCCACAATTAAAAGAGTTATTGTAAAGCATCTCAAGCGAGGTGCTTTTTTTCATGCCTAGAAAAGGAGATGACTATGGGAATATTGGAACGATTAGGACTAAAACGACAGAGGGGAGAGCCAAAAAATAAGTATGAAGGGAATGACTTTTCGCTACTCTTTGGTCGAACCACGAGTGGGAAAACGGTCAATGAACGGACGGCATTACAAACGACAGCGGTCTATGCCTGCGTAAGGATTTTGTCAGAGACCATTGCATCTTTACCTCTTCATGTTTATCGATACATCGAAGGAGGGAAAACGAAGGATACAGAACATGCCCTTTACACGATTTTGCATGATGAACCGAATCCTGATATGACATCTTTTGTATTTCGGGAAACCTTGATGAGCCATCTCTTAATCTGGGGAAATGCCTATTCTCAGATTCTTCGTGACCGTTCAGGTCAGGTGATTGGGCTTTATCCTTTGCTACCGGATCAGATGAGCGTTCATCGAAGTGAGAAGGGTAAGCTCTATTATGTTTACAATCGTTATGAGGAAGACAATCCTAATTTTCAGGAAAAAGGAAGCATTGTTTTATCACAAGAAGAGGTACTTCATATTCCAGGCTTAGGGTTTGATGGTCTGATTGGTTATTCTCCGATTGCTCTGGCGAAGAATGCGGTGGGGATGACGCTTGCTTGTGAAGAATATGGCGCTAGTTTCTTTGGCAACGGTGCTAACCCCGGTGGAGTTCTCGAACACCCAGGTATCTTAAAAGACCCTGCTAAGGTCCGAGATTCCTGGAATGCAGTCTATCAGGGGACACGAAATGCTCATAAGGTAGCTGTCCTGGAAGAAGGGATGAGCTATAAGCAAATTGGGATACCACCTGAAGAAGCCCAGTTCTTGGAAACCCGCAAGTTTCAAATCAATGAGATTGCACGTCTCTTTCGGATTCCACCGCATATGGTAGGAGATTTAGAGAAGTCCAGTTTTTCTAATATTGAGCAACAATCCCTTGAGTTTGTTAAGTATACCTTGGACCCCTGGGTGGTTCGGTTTGAACAGGCTCTTAAGAAAAGTTTGCTGCTGCCGGAAGAGAAGAAGACCCATTTCATTAAATTTAATGTAGATGGCCTGCTTCGTGGAGACTACCAAAGTCGGATGAACGGCTATGCGATTGGCCGACAAAACGGCTGGCTCTCGACAAACGATATCCGGGAGCTAGAAGAACTCAACCCTATCCCGCCAGAAGAAGGCGGTGATCTTTATCTCATTAATGGCAATATGACCAAGCTAAAAGATGCAGGAGGATTTATGAAAGATAACCATGAAGGAGAGAGTCATGAATAAATTTTGGAATTTCAGCGAGGATGAAACGGGGCGTGTGCTGCATCTAAATGGTACGATTGCTAGTGAATCCTGGGTGGATGATGATGTGACTCCGCAAATTTTTAAGAATGAACTCATGAGAGGCACCGGACCATTGACCTTATGGATTAACTCACCGGGTGGAGATGTCTTCGCGGCAGCTCAAATCTACAATATGTTAATGGACTACAAAGATGACGTCACCGTCAATATTGATGGCATTGCAGCTTCGGCCGCCAGTGTCATTGCTATGGCGGGAACCACCGTCAATATGAGTCCGGTAGCTATGATGATGATTCACAATCCGATGACCGTCGCAATTGGGGACTCTAAAGAAATGGAGAAGGCCATTGCTATGTTATCGGAAGTCAAAGAGTCTATTCTCAATGCCTACGAAATTAAGACTAGCTTGTCTCGTGTGCAGTTGTCCCACTTGATGGATGCTGAGTCTTGGTTTAATGCCAAGAAGGCTCTTGAACTTGGATTCGCGGATTCTATTTTGTATGAGCCTGCACCTCATGAAGATGGGACGGTTCAAAGTATGATGTTTAGTCGAGCAGCGGTGACCAACCAGCTGCTTTTAAAATTGGCTGATAAAAAACCTCAGCCCAAAACACCAGTTTCTCAGTTAGAGAAACGGTTGTCACTCTTGAAATAAGAAAGGAATAACCATGAGTAAAATTTTACAATTGCGGGAAAAACGAGCACAGGTATGGAAGAAAGCAAAAAGCTTTCTGGATACCTGTCGGGATGATAAGGGGCTGGTTTCTGTAGAAGATACGGCTCGTTATGAAGAAATGGAAGATGAGGTTGTTCGCCTTGGTAAAGAGATTGAACGTTTGGAGCGGCAGGAAGCACTGGATAAGGAATTAGCCAGTCCGGTTAGTCAAGCCATTGTCGCCAATCCAACTGTAGGCGGAGGAAATCCAAAAGGCGGACGTTCCTCTAAAGCCTATAACACAGCTTTTTGGAACAATATCCGCAAGAAAAACTTCTATGATATCGAAAATACCCTCAGTATTGGAGACGACTCACGTGGCGGTTACTTGGTTCCAGATGAATATGAGAAACGTCTGATCCAGTCTCTTCAAGAAGAAAACTTCATGCGGAGTCTTGCAACGGTCATTCAGACTTCAAGCGGGGAGCGGAAGATTCCAGTTGTGTCAGGGAACGGTGAAGCCACTTGGATGGATGAGAACTCTAAGTTCAAGGAATCAGAAGATACCTTTAGTCAAGTAACGCTTGGTTCCCATAAGGTTGGAACAGCCATTAAGATTTCTGATGAGCTGCTCTATGATTCCGTCTTTGATTTGGAAAGCTATATGGCTAATGAATTTGCTCGTCGGATTGGTGTGAAGGAAGAAGAAGCTTTTCTGATTGGTGATGGAACAGGTAAGCCAACCGGAATCTTCCAAACGGTCGCTGAAGGAGCTACGAGTAGCGGAGCGACCATTACCTTTGACGATGTCATGGATTTGTATCACTCGCTTAAATCACCTTATCGGAAAAATGCAGTATGGATTTTGAACGACTCCACCGTAAAATCTTTACGGAAACTCAAGGACAATAATGGCAACTATATCTGGCAGCCATCTGTTCAAGCTGGTGTTCCAGATATGATTCTGAATCGTCCCTATTTCACCTCTAGCTTTGTACCAACGATTGATACAGGTAAGAAAGTATTGGCTTTCGGTGACTTTTCATACTACTGGATTGCGGACCGTCAAGGACGTTCCTTTAAGCGTCTGAATGAACTCTATGCAGAAAGCGGTCAAGTTGGTTTCCTTGCTAGTCAGCGTGTGGATGGTAAGTTAATTCTGAATGAAGCGGTTAAAGTCTTAACTATGAAATGAGGTTTCTCATGAAGATTAGTTTGGAGGAAGTAAAGAACTATCTGAGAGTTGAACACTCAGAAGATGACCACTTGATTCAAGTCATGATTTCTGCCAGTAAAGAGTTGTGTTCCAGCATCCTACGCAAAAATCTGGAGGAAGTGACGGAGGAGAAAGAAGTTGACTTCCTTCAGACGATTGTTTTGTTTGGGACAGCTTACCTTTATGAGCACCGAGAAGAAGGGGGACAGGAAAGCCTTGTCGAACTTCTAAAAGCTCTTCTTTCTGCTCATAGAAGGGATGTGTTCTGATGGAAATCGCCCCATTAAGCAAACGAGTTTTCTTTGAAAAACGGGTCATTGTGCAAGATGCTATTGGTAATGAAAGCAGTCAGTGGCAACCATTGTATTCAAGATGGTGTTCCTGTAAGGTGCTTCTTGAAACAGAAGGAACTACCTCCGTAATGGTCAAGAATATCCATCAGTTACGCTTTACGCTGCGCTACGACCCTGCTATCCAAGAATTGGATAGTAAAACCACTCGTCTTCGTTTTGAGGAGAAGGTTTATAATATCAAGGCCATTGATTCGTTGACTTATCCTCAAAAGATGATTCTGATAGATGCGACAGAGGAGGTGTAATATGGCAACACTTAATCCGTCTGACCTAGCTCGGTCTGTTCAAAAGGAGTTAGAAGCTTATGTGGAAAGGTCTGCTGAAACAGTGAAAGCAGTGGTGGAAGATAGCACGAAGGAAGCCGTCAATGAGTTAAAGCAACATTCTCCAAAAAAGCGGGGGAAATATGCTCGAGGATGGACCTCTACTGCGACTAAAGAAACGAATCTAGCTTTGACAAAAACGATTCATAATCGGACACCAGGACTGACGCATCTCTTAGAAAACGGTCATGCCAAACGAGGCGGTGGCAGGGTTGAAGGAATTCGACATATTGCTCCTGTTGAAGAAAAGATGATTCGCCAATTTGAAGAGCGCTTGAAGGAGAAGTTATGAAGAAAGATGAGTGGTTTCCATTCTTAAGCAGTCTAGGGCTGCCCTGTGCTTACCACCATTTTGAGGAAGGGCATAGTCCAGCTCCTCCCTTTGTGGTGTATTGGTTTCCTGCTTCTCAGAATTATGGTGCAGATAATCTGGCTTATCACAAAGGAAGTCAAGTCAGACTGGAGCTTTATACCGAGAAAAAAGACCTTGAATTAGAAGAGAAAATAGAAGCAGCACTCGACAGTCATTCTCTCTTTTTTGACAAGGAAGAAACCTACCTGGATACGGAAAAGTTGTATCAGGTCATTTATCATTTAAATCAATAGAAAGGAAAAATCCGATGGAGAAAAATAAAGTCACCTTTGGTTTGCAGGATGTCCATTGGGCAGAAGTAACCAAAGAGGGAGATGATGGGGCGCTGACCTACGGGACAGTGGAGCGACTTAGGGGTGCCGCAGAGCTGACCTTAGAACCCCAAGGGGATTCAGGGTCCTATAAAGCTGACAACATCAATTTTTATACGACAGAATCTAATGATGGCTATGAAGGAACTTTGAAACTGGCTCTTTTGACACAGGAATTTTTGACCCGAGTGTTAGGAGAAACGATTGATGCCCAGAGTAAAGTCATCTCAGAAATCGCAAGCAGTGAGAAGAAAAGCTTTGCTTTGATGTTCCGATTTGAAGGGGATAAGAAAGAAACGCTTCATGTGCTCTATTATTGTTATGCAAGCCGGCCAACCGTTGCTTCTAAAACAAAGAGCGGTTCAGATATCAACGAAGTAGAATTGAAATTCAAAGCCAGTCCACGTCCACTGGATAAAATCGTCCGTCGCAGGACCACAGAGGATACCCCAGAAGATGTCAAAAAGACTTGGTTCGCAAAAGTCTATGAACCAACTGTGAAACCAGGAGGTTAATCATGAGGAAAACGATTCAGTTATCAGGTAAGAAAATTGAGCTTGCGACCAATGCTTACACACCAATTGCCTATAAAAAAGAATTTGGGAAAGACTATTTCCAGGACCTGTTTCAAATGTTGCAGGCAGAGTCGATTCTAAAAAAAGCTGAACAGCTAGAAGAAGGCAAAACTTTATCTGCATCGGATGTGGATATGAGCATGTTGGCGGATTTTGATATGACGTTTTTCCACCGGCTCTTTTGGGTTTTTGCCAAATCAGCTAACCCATCAATTGATCCTTTTGAAGAGTTCTTTATGGGCTTAGAAGAATTTCCGCTTCAAACAGTAGGACCGGTTCTGATGGAATTGTTAAATCAAGGGATGACAACCAGAAAAAAGTCGATGCGTCGGAAGAAGCGAGCAACGAAACCTTCACAGTAGAATCCTATCTTCACTGTTGTAAAGAGACAGGACTATCCATGTCAGATTTAAAAGAGATAACGATTGGCATGGCGCTGGACTATCAGACAGACTATGTGGAAGTGCGTACCAAAGAAGCAGATAGAACTCGCAAGGCTACGCAGGTAGACTTTGATAATTTTTGATGTGGCGGTAAGGAGGTGACGGTATGGCTGGAACGATTAAAGGAATCACAATTGAAATTGGAGGCGATACCCAGCCCTTACAAAAAGCTCTAAAAGGGGTGAACCACGAAGCCTTAGAAGCAAGCCGAGAACTGAAACAAATTGATAAGGCACTAAAATTTGACACAGGCAATGTCACTCTCTTAACTCAGAAACAAGAGGTTTTAGCCAAGCAAGTTCAAACAACCAAAGAGAAGCTAGAGACACTACGTCAAGCCCAATCTCAGGTAGAAGCTCAGTTTCAAAGCGGGAAAATCGGAGCTGACCAGTATCGAGCTTTTCAAAGAGAGGTCGAAATCACTCAGAACACTCTCAAAATCTATGAGAATAAGCTAGAGGGTGTCAACCGAGCTTTGGAGCAAAATGGCTCCAGTGTCACCAGCAACAAAAGTAAACTAGCTGCTTTAGGAGCTGAACAAAATCAACTAGCTTCAGAGAGTGAGAAAGCCGCTTCCTCCTTTAAGTTGCAAGAAAGTCAGCTAGGTCGTAATGCCAGTGAATCTGAAAAACTGGCCCTTGCCCAGAAAAAGGTTGCGGCTCAGTCAGAGATTGTCGAGAAACAGATTGCCAATTTAGAACGGCAGTTAGAGTTGACCAAGGCTGAATACGGTGAGAACTCAGTTGAAGCCAATAAACTAGAAAAGTCACTCAATGAAACCAAGACAGCTTATCATCATCTGCAAGATGAGATGAGCAGCATGAGCGGGGCAAGTGATAATGCTAACCACAGCTTAGCAGAAACTAACAATCTTCTAAGGTCTGAGATTCTAGCCAACTTCAGTGAAAAACTGAGCGAAATCAGTCAGAAGCTGATTGACTTCGGAAAAGCAACACTGGAAGCTTTTCGAGAAGTGGATGAAGGGATGGATATCATCGTCACCAAAACCGGTGCCAGCGGAAAAGCACTGGATGAGATGACAGATATTGCAAAAGGCCTTGCGACTGAAATTCCAACGGACTTTCAAACAGTGGGCAGTGCTGTTGGTGAGCTTAATACCCAGTTTGGGTTGACTGGTGATGCCTTAAAGGACGCTTCTGCGACTTTGATTAAGTACGCAGAAATCAATGGTTCGGACGTGACGGAATCAGCTATTTCTGCAAAACAAGCTATTGAAACTTATGGACTTGAGACGAGTGATTTAAATCGAGTCTTAGATACTGTCACTTATACGGCCCAGGCGACTGGAGTCAGTGTTCAGGATTTGATGAACAAAGCTATCCAAGGTGCTCCACAAATTAAGGCTTTAGGACTTTCGTTTGATGAGGGTGTGGCTCTTATGGGGCAGTTTGAAAAAAGTGGGGTCGATTCTTCGGCTGCTCTTTCTTCTCTCTCCAAAGCAGCAGTCAACTATGCAGCTAAAGGAAAGACACTGAGTGAAGGCTTAAAAGAAACGGTCGAACAAATCCGAAACAGCACTAGTGAAACGGAAGCCTTAACGCTTGCATCCAGTATCTTTGGTACTAAAGCTGCTCCACGAATGGTGGATGCCATTAAGCGGGGGGCTCTATCTTTTGATGATTTAGCAGGAACCGCAGAAAAAGCAAAGGGAGTGGTTGCTTCCACCTATGAAGCAACACTTGACCCTATTGATCAGTTCACCTTAGCTCAAAATGCAGCTAAAGAGGCCATGGCCGAAGTTGGAGGAGCGATTGCAGAAACCCTAGCTCCGTTTCTCCAACAACTTGTTCCGCTTTTAAAAAGTGTTGCGGAATGGTTCGTGAATCTTCCGGAACCTGTGCGGGAGTTCATTCTGGTTGTGGGTGGACTGGTGACTATTGCGGGTATTCTCTTACCCATTATTGTAGCCTTACAAGCTGCAGCTTTAGCTCTTGGGACGACGATTGGAGGGATGTTAGCTGCGGCTGCTCCGATTGTAGGGATTGTACTTGCGGTGATAGCGGCTGTTGCTTTATTGGTCATTGGTATTAAGGAACTATGGGAACATAATGAAGCTTTCAGAACGGCTGTTACGGATGCTTGGAATGCTATCTATTCAGCTGTTTCTTTCATCGTTCAGACAGTCGTAGACTTTGTGATGGAAATTTGGGGAACCTTGGTTTCTTGGTGGCAGGAAAATCACCAGTTGATTCAAGATGCTGCAACAATTGTCTGGAATGCCATTTCGACGGTAATCACCACCATTATGGATTTAATTGGGCCTTATCTAACAGCCGTTTGGGAGAATATCAAGCTCGTTGTTACAACAGCTTGGGATATTATCAAGACGATAATAGAAACAGTCCTAAATGTTATTCTTGGCATTATCACATTGGTTATGCAGGTGATCACTGGCGATTGGTCTGGTGCCTGGGAAACCATTAAGCAAATTGTATCTACCGTATGGGAAGGGATTCAGTCCATCATTGGCACCATTCTTAATGCTATCTGGCAATTTATAGTGAATAGCTGGAACGGTATCAGAGATAGTGTTTCAAATATTCTATCAGCCCTTTCTTCTTTATTTTCATCCATTTGGAATGCCATTCAATCCACGGTGACAGTGATTGTTCAGGGGATTGCAAGCGCACTATCCAATATCTGGAATGGGATATTTCAGACCATATCAAATGTCCTAAACAACATCTTCTCAACTGTTCGAAATATTTGGGATGGAATTAAAAATGCCATTTCTGGAGCGATTGATGGGGCTAAAAATGCCGTATCCTCTGCCATCAATGCCATAAAGAATCTCTTTAATTTCCATATCTCTTGGCCGCATATTCCATTGCCGCACTTTAGTGTCAGTGGGTCGGCCAATCCGCTTGATTGGCTAAAAGGGGATATTCCACGAATTGGTATAGAATGGTATGCCAAGGGAGGGATTTTAACAAAGCCAACCATCTTTGGATTAAATGGTGCGAACCTCTTAGCAGGAGGGGAGGCAGGCAGAGAAGCAGTGCTTCCCTTAAACAGAGAAACATTGGGTCAGATTGGCCGAGGGATTGCCTCTACTTTGGATGCTCTGCCACAGATTACCATTACAATTTCAGATGTTGTAATTAGGGAAGAAACGGACTTAGATCGCTTGGCAGAACATGTGGCAGGAAGGCTGGCAGATGAACTAGCCAGACAAAAACAACTGAAAGGATTGGGAATATGATTCGACACAATGAGTTGGTGATTGATGGGGTGCATACTTCCTCTTTCCCTTTTAAGGTGATTGTAGAAAACAGTCCACCGATTGTCATGAAAAGCAGCAAGACTCAGCTCCTTGAGAATAGAGGGATCAGTGGTGCTGTCATGGAAACCAACAAGAATCGCAATGTGATGGAGTTGACATTTAAGATTTATGTGGTCAAGCCAAGTGAAGAAGAACTTTTTCAGTTTTTGACTCTCTTTTCTAAAGAACAGTTTTGGCTGGAGAGCGAGCAGTTGAAAACAGTCCAACTCTGGTGCTATAAGGTCCTCGTTTCAAAAGTTATAAAGGACAAGCATGAGGTTTATGAGATGGAAGCGACATTCCAATGCCATCCCACAAAGTTCTTTAAAGATACAGATAGTCAGTCGTTCACTCAAAATGGTGCTCTGCGAACGAAGGGGTCGGCTTTGGCTTTTCCCAAATTGACAATAGTTGGAAACACCTCAACTGAAACCAGTTTTACGATTGGCAGTCAGGTTATTCGTTTGGAGAAAATAGAGTCTGGTGAAACACTGGTGATGGATAACAACCCTGACAAACCAAGTTTTAGAACCTTATCGGGAAAAAGCATCAAATGGTCTGGTGACTTTTTAACGATTGACCCTTCAAAAGATAAAACAGTGGGAGTCGTATTGGAAACTGGTATTCAGTCCATTCGTTTTGAGATTGTCTGGGGGTGGGCTTAATGCTTTATTTATTGGATAAGGAAGTACAGACCGTTAAATGGAACGGTATCCCCCTTTATGAAGCAGTATCTGCTAGGGTAAAGGAAACATTGAATGGAGATTTCACCTTAACCCTCAGGTATCCTATAACGGACAGCCATCTTTATCGGCTATTGAAAGTAGATAATCTGATTAAAGCTCCTGTCCCTGAATTAGGAGAACAGCTTTTTCGTATTAAGAAACCAGTTGAAATGGATGACCATGTGGAGGTTCTGTGTTATCACATTACGGATGATGTCATGCAGCATTCCATTAAGCCAATAGGAAATTCTCAAGTCGGCTGTATGATGGCCTTATCCAGTATGGTTCAGGCAGCCAAAACTAGTCTTAGTCCTTTCTCTTTTACCAGTGATATCGTAAAGCACAGGGATTTCAATACCAAAGAGACAACAACACTATACAGTGTACTGCTAGATGGAGCGCATTCTATCGTTGGAACCTGGGAAGGTGAGGTCACTCGAGATAATTTCTTATTCTCTATTCAAGAGCACCGAGGAGAGAATCGTGGTGTCATTATTACTACTCATCAGAACCTGAAATCCTACAAACGGAATAGAAGTTCGCAAACTGTAGTGACCCGTATCCATGTTCATTCGACCTTTAAACCAGAAGGAGCTGAAGAAGAGAAGACGTTAACCTTGACTGTTGACAGTCCTTTGCTTGATGCTTATCCCTACATCAATGAAAAAGAGTTCACGAATAACAATCTGAAAACCATTGAGGAGTTGCGAAAATGGGGTGAGAGTAAATTCTATCATGATAAGATTGACCGAGAGCAGGATGCCATTGTGATAGAAGCCTATGAGCTAGATGGTCAAACGGTTCATTTGGGAGACTGGGTCACTCTAAAAAGCCGAAAGCATTATGTGGATTTGTTAAAGCAAGCCGTGGCTTATGAATACGATGCACTTACTAAAGAATATATCTCATTGACCTTTGACGATAAAGTCAGAGAAGGTGGCCATAATACCTCTTCAAAATTGACGGCTGCAGCTCATTCCATCTTAACCCTTGCTCAAGGCAGCCATGATTTGATGATTGAACGAGCTTTAGAAAATGTCAATCGGGCCTTTGATGCAGCTTTTGAGAAGCAAGAGAGCAAGGTACTAGACGGCATTGAAAAGGCCAAAGCAAAGGCAGAAGAAATTGCAGCTCAGACTCGTGATCAGATTCAGAGTTCGTTTACTGCTTTTACGAAATCGACAGAGTCGACTCTTCATACGATTACTCAAAAGACGGAAGAAGCCTTAGGCAAGGCAGGAGCCACTCAGCAAGCTCTAAACAACGTCCAAGAAGTGACAAATCAAACAACAGCCGAACTGAATGCTTTTCAAAAAGAGACTCTTCAGAAAATGGGAACTTTTGTCAGTAAGACAGAAGTCAAGCAGACTCTATCTGGACTTGAAACAACGCTCCAACAGGTTCAGGGGTATGTTTCAAAAGATGGAGAACGGCAGGAACGACTGGAGCAGTATGTACGGACGGAAACAGCCAATCAGGCCAGAACTGTCCGAGAGCAAGTGGCCATGGACTATGTCGCAAAAGTCTCCTATTCAGAAGATGTGAAAGGTTTGAATCGTCGCTTTGAGAATCTGCAGATTGGTGGGCGCAACTACATCCGTCATTATGATTTTGATGGTCTGTTGCCACTCTCGTCTAATGTATCAGAATGGAAGTTTGAACGGGTATCGGATACGAATGCCAAAAGTGGATACTATCTCAAAGCTACTTGTACCAAAGCAGGGAATGGTGGCTTTCATAAGCCCATTTTTGATTTAAGGGGGGCTGAATGGCAAGGGAAGAAAATGGTCTATTCGGCCGACATGAAATCGAGTCGGTCGGTAGTTGTTCGGTTTGGTTTTGAGACAGGTGGTGTTTCAACCGTGACACTTCAAACTGAATGGCATCGGTTTGTTCATCCTTTTACCGTGAAGTTTGAGAGATATTGGTCCTGGGTATGTTATTCGAATGGCTGGCTTGTTGGTGATGTTCTTTATATTCGGGATCCACAATTGGAAGATGGGACAATTGCGACGACACCGAGTCCAGCTCCAGAGGATGACCGGCAGTACACAGAAACCAAGATTGCCTCCTATTCTCAAACAGTGGAGGGACGCTTTTCAGAAATTTTGCAGGCAGTCAATGGCAAAACCAGCAGCAGTGACTTTCAAAAGGTTCAGGAAACAGTTAATCTGTACTCACGGCTCATTGGCTCAAAGGAAGACAGTGTCAAACATAACTTGGCCCAGATTGTCCTGACAGATTCTTCCTATGTGACCAAGGTGACGGATTTGACCCAGAGAGTTTCTACTGTTCAAACTCAGCTCGCAAACAGTTGGTCGGTTCAGCATTTGACTTCAAGTGGGGCAGTAATAAACAGTTTGAATCTATTAGCGAATGGAGTAAATCATATCCATGGTAGACTCACTCATATCACAGGACAAACTTTAATTGACCATGCTGTGATTAAGTCTGCCATGGTGGATAAGTTAAAGACAGCCAACTTTGAATCGGGATCAGTCACAACCGCAATCTTAAGTGCAGAAGCAGTAACGGCTGAGAAACTGAAAGTAGATGATGCCTTGTTTAACAAGCTATCTGCGACCGAAGCTTATCTGAGGAAGCTTTTCTCAAAGCAGGCATTCATCAGCCAGGTGCAGTCGGTAACTTTATCTGCGAACAAGATATCAGGTGGTATCCTAACAGCCATTAACCGAGCTATGGAAATCAGTCTCAATGCGGGTCAAATTTTGTATTATACAGACCAAGCTGCCTTGAAACGAGTTCTGACTGGTTATCCAACCCAGTTTATTAAGTTTGCGACAGGGAATGTCGATGGCAAAGGAAGGGCTGGTGTGACAGTTATTGGGTCTAATCGCTATGGCAGTGAAAGCTCAAATGATAGTGGCTTTGTCGGTATTCGAGCTTGGAATGGGTACAATATTGATTCACTTGATCTGGTTGGGGATGAATTGTCCTTTGCCAGTTCTGCCTATGATAATAAAGATGGTTGGGTCATGACTACAACAGGAAAACTTCAACTGCGTCCGAGCAGGAAACAGGACAGAAGGGATTCAACCATTAATACAGGCGATGTTTGGCTCTATTTAGATACAAGCGGTAATTATGTTTCACTTCACGAGGTATTACTACGGATGTCTAATAGCATTGGGGCGCTCTATGAATACAGGGCTAGCCATAGTGAAGGGCATCCAGCCTGGTGGGATACCAGAAACTTAGTGGGACATTTATAAGAAAGGAAACAAATGAACCCAGAAGAAATTAATCAGGCTCTTCGTTTGACTATTGAAGAGCTGACCAGAAAGCTGGCTGATGAGGTAACATCAAAGAACCTCTTAGCCATTCAATTGACGCAGAAAGAGGAAGCTTACCAAGTTCTCTTTCAGAAGAAAGAAGAATTGGAAGCTAATCTCAAAGAAGCAACTACACCATTAAAAATAGATGGAGGAAAGAAAGATGGAAGAAAAGGAATTACTACCTGATCTAAGTAGAATTACAGAACCTTTTGATTTGGTGGCGGCACTCACTTATATGCGCGAGAATGGTGAGTTCATTCGCTGCAAGAGTGAGGGGGAGGATTTTTATATGTACCGAGAAGTACAAAAGCGTCCCGTGATTAAAGAAGGTCGACGTCAGTTGATGGAAGTCGAAACAGTAGGAACTCTTACTCAGTGGGGTGCGACAGTCTCTACCATTAATTTGGCTGAATTATTTCATAAAAACTTTTATATCATGCAATTTGATGAAAAAGGAAATCCAGACTGGAGAGAACCTCATAGAAAGGAAAATGCATCATGAAGCAGTTAATTTTTGCGAATAAAGTCTTGTTTACCACAGTAGGAGGACTTTTAGGAAGTGTTTTTGGTGATTGGGATGGTTTTATTTTTGCCTTGATTGTCTTCATATCTATTGATTATATTAGTGGGTTGATGGCAGCCATTGTTGAGAAGAAACTTTCCAGTGCAGTTGGTTTTCGAGGACTGTTTAAAAAAGTCATCATCTTGATGTTAGTGGCCATGGGGCAGATTATTGATACCCATATTCTAAAACAGGGCGGCATCGTCCGAACTGCTATTATTTTCTATTACTTGTCTAACGAGGGGCTCAGTATTATAGAAAATGCAGCACGGATTGGTCTGCCAGTTCCAGAGAAACTCAAACAAACTTTGAAACAATTAAAATCGGAGGAAAAATAAGATGGCATTATTTGGAGTAGATATCAGTGAACACAATGGCTTTATTGATTTTGATCAGTTGAAAAACAATGTTGACTTTGTCATTATCCGTTCGTCTTGGGGTAGCTTTGCGGAAGACCTGCGTGCACGGCGAAATGCATCTGAATGTGAGCGGGTTGGCATTCCGTACGGATTTTACCATTATAGCTATGCTCGAAATTTGGGAGAAGCACAAGCTGAGGTCAATGCCTTTTTGAACTTTGCTCGTCAATTCCATCCTTCTATGCCGCTCTACATTGATATGGAGGATGCGGACGGTTGGAAAGCTAACAATGGAGGTGTGAGTTGGGAAACTTCTACGGCTATCTGCCGACTGTTTTGTGACAATGTAGAAGCAGCTGGTTACTGGGCTGGTGTGTATGCGAGCCTGTACTGGTTCCAGAATATGGGCGACTTATCCCGTTATACGAATTGGGTAGCTCAGTGGCAGGTGGCTACTTGTTCTGTTCCAACAGATATTTGGCAGTTTACCAGTGACGGAATTGTTGGTGGTATCAGTGGCCAAGTAGATTCCAATTATATGTATCGGGATTTGCGTTCTGTTTATACCGGACAGGTACCAGAACCTCGGTCAGAAGTGCCGCAACAAGCAACAGCCACAGGGTCGACTGGGACTTACACGGTTCAAGAGGGGGATACCCTATCAGCTATTGCGGCTCTCTATGGAACAAGTTATCAGGAATTAGCGGCAATCAATGGGATTGCCAATCCTGACTTGATTTATCCGGGGCAAGTTTTGCAGGTTACTGGAAATCCTCAAGCACCTAGCAGCACCACTTATACAGTTGAAAGTGGCGATACGCTTTCCGCTATTGCAGCTATGTGCGGCACGAACTACCAGCACTTAGCGGCTATCAATGGAATTGAGAATCCGGATTTGATTTACCCTGGCCAAGTACTGCGGATTGAATAAGCAAACAGAGTCTGTTTGGAACCCTTCATGCAGGCTCTTTACATAGACAGCATTTCAAGTAGAAAAGTGCTTGAATGAGTGGGCTGAATACTTGATAAATTTGGCCTTTAGAGTGATATATAATAAGGAAGAAAGGAGAGTGGGATGAAGCCAGAAAAGAAACGAGTTTGTGCTTATGCGCGTGTTTCAACCATGACTGAAAAGCAACAAGATTCCCTCACCAATCAGCAAGCCTACTATAGTCATCTCTATCAAAATAAAAAAGATGTCGACTTTATCGGGGTTTATTATGATCAGGGGATTTCGGGAAAACTGGCCAAACGTCCAGGCTTTCAGCAGATGCTGGAGGATTGCATGGCCGGAAAGATTGATGTGATTCATACTAAGTCCATTTCCCGTTTTGCCAGAAATACAGAACTCTTACTTGAAGTAAGCCGAGAGCTGAAAGCTATTCAAGTGGATATCTTTTTTGAAGAGCAAAATCTCCATACCTTATCGAACGAAGGAGAGGTCATGCTTACAGTTCTTGCCAGCTACGCAGAAGAAGAATTGCGCAACATGAGTGAGAACCAACGCTGGGCTTTTCAGAAGAAGTTCCAGCGAGGAGAGCTGGTGATTAACACTAAGCGCTTCTTAGGCTATGACAAGGATGAGAACGGTGAGTTAATCATCAATCCTGAGGAAGCTAAAATCGTCAAACGGATTTATAACCTTTATTTATCTGGTATGGGAGTTCATGTCATCGCAAAGCTATTTAATGAAGAGAAAGTTTCTACGGTAGACGGTGGGAAATGGTATTCAAGTACTATTACCAATATTCTAAAAAACGAGAAGTATAAGGGGGATGCAATTCTGCAAAAATACTATTTTGCGGAAATCAAGGCCAAGCAACGTCTAAACCAAGGTCAGGTGCAGCAGTACCTGATTACAGATAACCATGAAGCTATTGTATCCAGAGAAGATTGGGAAGCCGTTCAAAAGCTTTTGCGACAAAACAGTAAGAGAGACGCGCGCATAGATTACAACCGACGATATCCTTTGAGTGGCTTATTGAAATGCGAGCATTGTGGCTCTACTTTAAAACGGCAGAAGTATTACAAAGGAAAGGTTGTATGGGTCTGTAGCAAGTACATCCGAGAAGGGAAGGTCGCCTGCATCGGCATGCGCGTGCCAGACAGTGTAGTACAGGATTGGAGTATCCATGAGCCCACAGTGGTAAAGGAGGAGAACATCGGTGGCAAAAAATATTACAGTTATTCCAGCAAAGAAAACGATACAAGTCGAGCAGAAGCAACACATTCAGAAAATCCGAATGGCGGCCTACTGCCGAGTATCCACCGACCAAGACGAACAGCTATCAAGCTATGAGAACCAGGTTCGGTATTACAAAGAGTATATTCAGCAGAATCCTCTCTACGAGTTGGTTGATATTTATGCGGATGAGGGGATTTCAGGAACCAATACCAAGAAACGCACAGAGTTTAATAGGTTGATAGCTGACTGCCGAAAAGGCAAAGTGGATAGAATCATTGTGAAATCCATCAGCCGTTTTTCCAGAAACACGCTGGACTGCTTAAAATATGTTCGGGAGTTAAAAGAACTTGGAATCGGGGTCACTTTTGAAAAGGAGAATATTGACAGTCTGGATGCCAAAGGGGAAGTGCTCTTGACCATTCTTTCTTCCTTGGCCCAAGATGAATCTCGTTCTATCTCAGAGAATGCGACCTGGGGGATTCGAAAGAAGTTCGAACGAGGCGAAATAAGAGTCAACACAACCAAGTTTGTAGGCTACGACAAGGGTGAGAATGGAAATCTGGTCATCAATGAGGAGCAAGCCAAGATTGTTAGACGAATCTTTCGGGATATTTTACAAGGAGAAACACCAGAAAGTATAGCGAGAAGTCTAAAAGAAGAAGGGGTTCCAGGATGGAATGGGAAAGCTAATTGGTATCCCACTACAGTTCAAAGGATGCTTCAGAATGAGAAGTACATGGGCGATGCCCTCTTGCAGAAAACTTATACGGTTGATTTTCTGACCAAAAAGCGCAGTGAGAACCAAGGGCAAGTCAATCAATACTATATCGAAGGCAACCATGAAGCCATCATTGATAAAGAAGAGTGGGAATTGGTTCAGCTTGAAATAGAGCGGAGAAATCAGTTTAGACAGGACAATCACATCAATTTTTATATTATCCAGTGCGAACAAAACCCATTTACCTGCAAGGTATTCTGTAAAGAATGTGGAGGTCTATTTGGCAGAAAAAACTGGACCACGAGCAGAGGGAAACGTCCTGTCTGGCAGTGCAATAACCGGTACAAAGTAAAAGGAGTCCAGGGCTGTACCAATCGTCATATTGATGAAGAAACACTGCAGCAGGCTTTCCTCAGAGCCATTGAGGTTCTTCGAGAAAATAAGGAAAAGCTACAAGAAAAGTGGAATAACTTTAGCGAAGAGCAAAAGTTGGAGAAGTACCATGCGGCGCAATTACAGGAGATGCTTGATAGAGATCAGGAACAATTGAATGGAAGAAAGATGTGCCAGGTACTTGAGAAAGTAACTCTTGATGAGGACGGCAACATTTCTATCAAATTTTTAGAAGGAACAGAAGTAAATTTATAAGGCTGTAATAATAATGTCATGCATTATTATTACAGCTTTTTTTCTTTTTTAGTGATATAATGATATAGAGGATTTTATGAATAATGGTTAGTTCTTATGAATGAACCAATAGGTTGAGGAGAGTTATAATGAAATATTCTGAAGAAGTTTTACGGTCATGGATTAAGCCATTATCAGACACTGAGGAAATAAGGGTAGAAAATACTGTGAGAATGATTAAAGATGCTATGGACGAAAGTGTCCTCTCGTCAAAGTATGAGTATGAAATTTTCTCTCAGGGGTCTTATGCGAATAATACTAATGTAAAGAAAAATAGTGACATTGATATTTGTATTATGGTGAAATCAATGTTTTACTGTCAATATGTAGATGGATTATCGGAAGGCAATTATAATCATTCTAGTAGCAGTATCGGTGCTAATGTATTTAAAAATGAAGTTATTAAAGCGTTAATATTGAAATTTGGTGCAGAATCAGTTTCTATTGGAAATAAGTGTATCAACATTGGTTCTAATTCTTATCATGTAAATGCGGATGTAGTTCCATGTTTTCAATACCGAAATTATAGAAAAATTCAAAGCAGGGATTCCGAACGGTTTATTGAGGGTATCAAATTTTTCACTTCGTACGGTAATAAGGAAGTAATCAATTATCCTAAAAGGCATCTACAAAATGGAATTTCTAAGAATAATGAAACCCAATATAGATACAAGTATTTGGTTAGGATTATGAAACACATCAAAAATGAGATGCGTGATGTAGAACTGGTGGATGAGAATATTTCTTCATACCTAGTTGAATGTCTAATATGGAATATCCCTAATCAAATGTTCTTTAATACCAATAACTATACAGATTTGCTACACAGAGCATTAATTTACCTAGTATCGAAAATGGATTGTGACTGGGTTGAAGTGAGTCGGATGTTTTATTTGTTTCATGCAGAACAGAAATGGACTTTACAAGAGACTAAAGATTTTGTTATTAAGATGATTGATTTTTTAGAATTTTAGAGTAAGAAGATTATGACTGAACAACAGAAAAAATTTATTAGTATTACGGTATGGGTATTTGCATTTTGTTTGATAGCACGTTTTATTATAGGGTGGCAGGAGGTAGTTCCCAATAAGCCTCATATACTATCGTTAGCATATTTAGCTATTGGTTTTATTGGAGAAGCCATATCAGTAACAGCTGCTTTTATGGCTTTTTTTGAGAAAAAAGCTTGGCGTTGGTCGTTCTTGTCTAATTTCCATAATGTTCCTATTTTATATACTAATTATATAGGAACTTTTAAATCGGATTTTGATCAGGTTGAAAGAAGTGGGGAACTGATTATCGAGCAGTCATTCTTGACTGTTAAAGTCAAGTTGAAAACATGTGAAAGTTCAAGCAATAGCATTACGGCTTCTATCGTCAATGATAATGGGACACAAAAGTTAATTTATACCTATTTAAATAATCCAAGGGCTGAATTACAAAGTCCTATACATTATGGCACGGTAATTATTGATATTGATAATCCCAATAGACTGGAAGGTAATTACTATACTGGTAGAAAAACCAGAGGGTCAATGAGATTTGAGAAAAATAATCATTTTGAGTAGTTGATTTTGTAAACTTGTAAATTGTGTATTTACATATCTTTTATATAAAACAAAGGAGTAAATCAGTCATGAGTTTTTCCAAGACTGCTATTATTGACCTGATTAGTCTAAAAAGAGAAGGCGAGTATTGGGATTTCAAAGAAAAATATCATCAAAATAAGGCTAAATTTATACATGATATTCTATGTCTTTCTAACATATCTTCTAGGAATGATTCATATTTAATTTTTGGAGTATCAGATCATGGGGAAATAAAGGGAGTCAGCAATGATGAAGGCAGAAAAACTCAAGCCATGATTGTAGATATGCTTAGGAACGCTAGTTTTTCTGGTGGCAATGTACCGTTTATAACAATTGAAACCCTAACTCTAAATGCAAAAGAAATTGATGTTTTAATCATAAAGCATTCTGATAATACACCTTTCTATTTAGAAAAAAAGTATAGAGATGGGAAAATATGTATTCCAGCCGGGACAATATATACACGAAGGCAGGATACTAATACTCCAATTGATAGCGTTGCGAGTCAACAAGAAGTTGAATATCTATGGAGGAAGCGATTTGGACTTGATTTATCACCGTTTGATAGATTACTCCATTACATAGAAGATAAGGATGGATGGGAGAGTAATTCTGTTGGAAGATATTATAAGCAATTTCCAGAATTTGTTTTTGTAGAGGATAAAGATTCTGAGGATAGGGATAGAGATGTGTACTATGCTCACAATATGATGAACAGCAGGCATTATTTCATGTCTTATCAATTCAAATACCATCAGACAATCCTTTATGAAGACGAGTTAATTGTAATGGATTCAGGTAGATATACAACTTCAACACCTAGATGGGAGTTTCTTTCAATTGAGAAGGGACTGGAAATTGATGTTTCTTACAATTATTTTATAAATGGAAGTCCAGAATGGCTAATTCACAAATTTCTTCTTGATGAAAACAACAAGGAAGCTTGTTCGGCTCAAGGAAGACTGCTTGAATTGATACTTGTTTTTGAATCAGTGCAAGAAAAAGAAGAATTTGATAAACTCATAGTCAAAAACTTAATATACGAAGATTTGGATATTTTTCGTAAACCTACATTGAGTGGAGATACTGCGAATCGAACTAGGATAACCAATTCCTACTATATTAAAGTATCTAATTTTTTGAATGCGAAATTAAGAGATTTTAGATTACATAAAAACTCTTAAAAGTATACCTAGGAAGTATAGAGTCCAGTGACCAAACCTGCATAATAGTATGAACGACTTCCTTAAAATTTTCAATGCTGTGCTATACGTTGAAGACGTACTAAGTAACAGGATAAGTTACGTTTAATGGTTTAATTCAAATATGCTGACCCTCTACATTTCGTTTCATAGTATAGCAAGATAACGTCAGCACATGTTGAGTGTGTAAGCTTGTTAG